TGGTAAAGCAACGTCTAGCGGCAGTAGCCCTATCGCTTAGTGCACTAGGCGCTGCTGGTATCGTTGCTCACGAGGGTATGCGTAAGGTTGCTTACGTAGACCCCGTGGGTATTGTCACTGTATGCGCAGGTCACACTAAGAGTGCTAAGCTGGGGCAAGTAAAGACCGCGGCTGAGTGCGCTGAGCTACTAAAGCAGGATGCCGCTGATGCAGGCAAGTCTGTCAAACGCCTTGTAAAGACTCCGGTGACTCAGCGACAATACGACGCCCTCGTCAGCTTTGTGTTTAACGTAGGCGAAACTAGCTTTGCCAAGTCCTCCTTGCTTCGTAAGATAAATGCTAACGACTGCTGGGGCGCGGGTAAAGAGTTCAGCCGGTGGACATACGCCGGGGGGCAGCAGTTACCCGGGCTAGTAAAGCGCCGTGCCGACGAGCGTAAGGAATGGGAGAGCGGGTGTGCCACAGGAAACTATAAAGTCTCGTACTCAGCGTCAAATCTACCAGCATTTGGCGGAGCATGGGCACAAGCCCGTCGCCCTAACCCCGGCCCTCTTGAGCTACTGGCACGGTAGGCTGAATACAGCTTGCTTTTACCGTGAGCTAGGTAGGGTAATCCTTACATGTGGCAGAAGCGAAGACATCGGCCCCGTTATGGGTTACTATGACTACGATGATGACGAGCCCAGCTTGCACATCGACAAGCGCTGCAAGACGCGTGCCGAGGTTATCAATACCCTTGCTCACGAAATGATACATCAACTACAGCATGAGCGCGGACTGAGTGTTAACCACGGTACCTTCTTTAAGGCCCAAGTCAAGCGCCTGCAACAATACGGATTACAACCATGAACTATAGTTCTAATCAGGTCGGGCTTACCCAAGCCACGGTCTACGAAATCAGTGCAGCAGACCTCGCTGGTGCTAATAGTGGGCAACGACCTGACCTGCTTGCTAAGACTCAGGCAATCTACCGGACGCCTGACCAGAAACTCTATGCAGCTAACGCTGCGCGTAGCCAGTTAGTTGCTGCGTCGCTGCCAGTTATATCGTCTGGTACCGACAGTCTTTCAGTTGGCGGTCGGCTGTACACACTGAGAAAGAAGAAAATCGCAGTCGCAATTCTTGGTCAATCAAATGAGCGCGGTCAAGTTCTTAACGCGGATGCGGCGACCAACCCGCTTGCATTCGGCTCTTTGGTCAATCCCGGCTTCACTGGGTCAATAGATGGTGTTACCAGTCTGCAATCCACCACAACGGGGGTTTATGGAACGCCTTGGTATGCGTTTTATGACGCAATGCTGGCACATGGCTACGAGGCGCAGATTTTTAATGGTGCCATTGGCAGTATGTCCATGATTTCTCATGCAGCCGGTCAGGTTCTCAGCTCACGCGCAAACACAACCGCATACTTTGAGCGCCGCACATCGTCAGACCGTGAGGACTTCGGATATGCCGGTGATCTTCTGGTGCAGTCGGGCAAGCTGTTTGTCTGTACAACAGGGCGCAAGCGTTTCGCTAGCACTCGGGCTATGTACCGCGCAGACCTGCCAACCGTCAACGTACCAAAGTTTGATTACATCGGCTCTATTGGTTCTCAGGCCAGTGCAGCATCCGACCCCGGAACATGGGCTTCTACCACCCTTGGAAGCACTGTAACTGACGGCACAGTCGTGTGGACGGACATCAATGACAGTTCGCCACTGGCTGCTGGTCAAATCCTGAACGAAAACCAAGTGGGGTTTGGCTTTGACCCTCTTGGTATTTTGGAGCGCATTCACGTCAATATGCAGCGTATGCAAGACGTTGAGTCCCGGCACATCATTATTTCCAACGGTCAATCGGACACAAGCCAAACGTCAGGCAACTACCAATCTGCCTTGCAAAACGTGGCTCGGTTCTTCTTGCGCCGTGGGTATTACGTTTGGATAGGCCTGAGCTGCTACACACCAACTACTACCACTGCCAACTACGACACGCTGACCACTGGCGTAAATGCAGCTATTGCGGCCTGCCAGTCTGACGCCATCTGGGGTTCTCGCTGCTTTGCTGGCGCAAACAATTACACGCTCATGGGCAGCACCGGGAACATGGGAAGCGGGGGAGCCTACCTGCAAGGCGATAACCTGCATTTGAGCGGCGCTGGCGCGATTGTGTTCGGCACCAACTGGGCCGACAGGTTCAAATCGGTTTTACCTCAGTTGTGAACTTAACCCAAGCAAGGGCTACGAGCATGAGAATTCTAACCCTAGTGCTATCGGCCCTAGTCCTTGCCCTCGTGGGCCTGGGCTACGGCCAGTATCACAAGAACTCTGTACTTTCTACTGAGAACCAAAGGCTCACCGAGGCCTCCAAACGGGCCGTAGAGCGCGAATTGGAGTACCGTCGGATACTTGGTACCCGCCAGAAAGAAATCGCCTCACAACGTCTGAAATTACAGGCGGCTGAGACGGCCCTTCAAAACGCTCTCAAAGCCAATAAAACGTGGAGTGACACCGATGTACCAACTGATGTGCAAAATGCTCTTAGCGGGGCTCCTGATGGCCCTGGTGGGGTGCGCAACACGGACTGAGTATGTCCGAGAGCTACCACCTCCCGAGCTTCTGGAGGACTGCAAGGCTACACAATCGGAGGTTAAGACTAACGCCCAGTTAGCTTTAGCCCTACTAGCAGCTAGAGATGATCTAGCTAAGTGCAACATAGACAAGAGAAGCCTGCGAGAGTGGGCTAAGACTAATGGATAAACAACATAATGGCCTAGCGGCCCGTGCAGTACAGGTAACAGTTACCGCAACAGGTGGTGCTAACGCTGCCGTAGTAGCGACTATGCCTGCCGTACCGGGATGGGTAAACGTAATCCAAGGTTACGATATTACTGGTACGGGCGCAACGGCTGCTGCCCTCGTTGACATTACTATCAGCGGGTTGGCAGTGGCCGTTAGCCACAAGGCGGCCGTGCCCGCAGGCGTTACTGTGCTTACAGAGCGCAATGTACGCTTCCCTAACGGACTACAAGCAACTGCTGCTAACACAGCCGTGGCAGTAACCCTTCCCGCACTGGGGCTGGGTAGCCTGTCAGCAACGGTTAACGTGTACGGCTATCGTGTAAGAGGTTAACAGTAAGGCCATAGCGAATGCTGCGCTAGCGCTTATGGCAATTTCCAATTGCTAATTTTGTTAGCCATTTGCGAGGGGGCACCTCCAAATCTGCCCGGCCCAGTTTCCCCCGTGGGCCTGCGCCTAGGCCTGCGCGGGGCTGGCTGGGTAGGCTGCTGGCAGAGGCTTGCTAGGCGGCCCTCAGGGCGCTTGCAGGGTAGAGCTGGTACGCTGGCCTACCTAGGGCAGGTAGCGGGGCTTGTAGGGGCCATAGAAGGCCTTGGCGGGGCATTGGCAGATAGTGCGCGTGAGTGGGCTATCTGTTTCTTTGCGGCCTGAGCCATATGCCGATATACAGTACCTGTAATACAGCACGTATAGTAGCCTTGCATCCTTCGGGTGATAGACCTGCTATTTAGTACCTGTAATACACATATAACCGGAGTATTCACTTACAATCCATACCTGCATCTATTGCTAGTTAAGCCTTCCTAGAAAGCCTTAAGCCTACGGCCTGTAGCTATCATCCTTCGGGTGAGAACAGCCGAGACTAAGAGACTAGGGAAAGAGCTAAAGCCTAAGAGCTTATAGACTAGACGTATAGAGAAAGAGCTACCTACTAAGACTAGTAGACTTAGAACTTATAGACTAAGCCTATAGACTAAATCTGTAGACTACGTATCTATAGACTAGATAGCTAGTAAGACTACTAGAGAGCCTTAGAGCTTCGCTCAGAGCCTTGTAGCAAGGCCTATAGGTAAGAAGGCTAGTAACCTTATAGATTAGTCAAGTATCTATAGACTAGGGTTAGAAGGCTATGCTACAATGCAGGCATCTGTTAGCAAGACTTATATGCTAGTGAATGCAAGTCGTTCTAGGGTATAAGGCTAGTAGATAAAGCGAGTTGCAAGACTCTACAGACTGTGCTACAATGCAGTTAACGAGATTGACGTAAGGTTTGACGTATAGGTTGCCCGTGGGAGTGACTGAAGTCTCTAAGCATGACCTGCCCTAGGGAGCAGAGTAGGCCTTGAAGGTTTCGTTAGATTGTGTTAGAATACAGTCATCGCCGAAAGGCTTTGCTCAGGGATGAGCTAAGGTAAAACATCTAGTGTTGCAGTAGATCGAAAGATGTGCTACAATGCAAACAAGTCGCTGTGATAGCGATGCGCAGATAGGTTGATGGCAATAGTGCTTTAGGGTACACCGCCTTATGCTTATCTGTGAAGACGGCTTTGATGGTTAGGCGATTGGCCTATGAGCAACCGTAGCTCGTAGGTGTCAGCTTACCTATGCCCGAGGGAGTGTGTGGAGTGGATTGTATGTACAGTCACATCACTTACAGGTTGATTGCACACTATGGCTGTAAGGTCATAGTTACGCCTAGTTGATTCTAGTGCTAAGTTGCCGGATGCTTGTAAGGTTTATGTGAATAGGTTTGTACAGAATACCGTATGTGGGTTTAGAGAGCGCCTTTTAGGCCATCTCGACTATAAGCCAGTTGGGCTATCGACTACGGTTATACACTAGGCAAAGTGCCGAACCACACATAAGATAGCAAGCGCTATCTGTAAGCATATTAATCAAGTGTGCTTTCAGCTAGTGCTTTACTAGCGCTTAATAGCATAGGTGAACATCATGGAAGTTAAAGTATTGAATCGTAAGATTGACGCATTGGGCAAAGTGAATGCCAAGGTGCGTGATGAAATTCAGGCCTTGGGCTTGGTGTGCTTGATGCACGTCGAGCAACATGGGGATGTTACGCCCTTAAACCGTCTCTACAATGTGTTGATCAAGACCCAGCACCAAGCCTTCGCTGAGTGGGCTTTCTCGTTTGGCAAGGTGTCCAAGAATCTGGACAAGAAAACACGGGATGCCCTGCCCTTGGCTTTCGATAAGTCCAAGAAAACTGACATTGAGGCCGCCACTGCCAAGCCTTGGTTTGACTTTGCAGATGACAAGGCCAAAGCTACGGCCAAAGCGTTTGACTTCCAGCAAGCCGTGATGCAGTTGCTGAAGAAAGCCGCTGCTGCTGGCCATGATCACGAAGAGCTTGTGAAGGTTGCCGCCATTGCTGGCATTAAGCCTGATAAGGTTCCGGCCACAATCATGACTGCTGAGCAGGTTGCGGCTGAAGTAGGTGAGGCCATTATTTAAGGTAAAGCCTACCAGATTGCCTTACGTGTAGGGCTTTCTAGTGTGCTTCGCAATAGCCTTGAATCCACATCCACGTAATGGTGATGCACCTTTGGTAGGCTCTAGAGACGTTAGCCGACGTTCCGATAACGTAGGGACTATGAGGCGCGACATCCTAAGGGCATAATGATACACACTCGATTGATACCCGTCAGCGTATCCGCTGCGTCTTGCTAGTTGTCGGGTAGCGTAATAAATTGACAACTAGATACTTGAGAACGTTCTCCTTAGGCCGTATTGGTAGGCAAATCCGCCAGCGGTCCTAGGAGTGCGCTTTTATAGCGTATTAGTATGGCTGTTCATAATGTGCCCTTTAGGTTAGGGTCAATGGCACTAGTTTCTGTAGGTCGCTCCTACGTTTCTAGGTCGAACAGGTAAATCAGAGCCCAGCCCATTGGGCACCTAGAATGATCGACTAGTGTGCCTTCTGGAGTGCGCTTTTGCATCTATAGGAGTATTTATGCGCTTTAGTGATTATGTGATCGCTGGCCTCTTGGGCTACTCGATCTTCCTTATCTTTGTTCAGAAGGTGTAACATGAGCAGTGTGTTAAATGCTTTGGTGTGGGTAATATTAGGCTACCTATTAAATGTGGTCGAGTTCCTGGTCTTTGGTTATGTCTGTAGCTTCTGACTTGCGCCGCCTTGATGCACCTCGTAAGGTGCTAGAGGCTGGCGAGGAAATTGATAAGCAGGTAGAGGCTAATGTGCCTGTATCTATGAGCCTCTCCCGATACGTTCGGGATTGGGTAACCCGTAACCAAGGAAACAACCGTTATGGCAAATGACCTTGTAATCCTCAACATTGGCCTAAGCGCACCGACGTTTATGAAAGCCAAGCCTTTGAGCCACGTCGAGCGCCTTGCGATTATGCGTAAGCGCTTGCCCTTGTTTATGAACATCCATTCTTACCGTCACGAGATTGTGCCACGCCATGTGTACGGCGGTGAGCCCGTTGCGATTGTGTCGGGGACGATGAGCACAAGCCCTTGGACAGGTTATCTGCGTAACCAGTCCCAAGCGTATCTTCTCGACATGCTCATAGAGATGGAACAAGACTGCTGCGCTATGCTCAACTACCGTACCGGCAAGGGTGAGCTAGTGGGCTTGTATGCTGACCGCTGGGGTACTTTCAATCGTGACTATTTTGTAATGTAAGGAGAAAGCTATGTTTAAAGTTGGTGATCTGGTCAAATGCACATCTACAGGTCAGCCCGGCAACTGGTTGACATTTGGCAAAGTGTACACGGTGCTGGAATCCGGCAATGGGTACACAAACTACATGGGTGACAACGGCAAAGAACAATGTGCCTACAGCTGGCGCTTCGAGCTTGTCAGCAAAGCCGCACCCCAAGCAGCCGCCATCGCCGGTGGTTTGCAAGAGCACAGTGTCGGCGAGTATTACCCGCTGGCTGCTGTGATGTATGAGCACAATGGTGAACGTATCATCACAATCGAGAACTTGCAGACCGGTGAGGTTAACTCCATTAACGGCCGGCCCATCAACTGGGGCTCGTTTGAAGAAGCCTACAAACGAATGGAAAGCAAGCCGACAACTAATTGGGCCAAAGGGCGTGTGTCATACGTCAGCGGTCGCTGGGTCGTAGCAGAGCCTGCTAACCCCGTGCGAGTTACCCGCTTGCGTAACATGCTCCACCGTGGCTAAGGTCTAGCTGATCGGGGGTTCTAACAAGCCCCCTTTCAGGTGCATCTTCGCACTCTGCTCGGCATACCGCCGTGTGGTTAACTCTCTCTAAATAGGAAATCTATATGACAAACGCATCCACTAAAGTTGTTCTGACCAAAGAAGAAAAGATCGCCAAGATCAAGCAAAACATTGCTGCCCTTGAGATCAAGTTGTTCAATGTGGAGAACGACATTGTGACTGCACCCCGTGCCAAGAAGGAAGCCCCATTGCCCAACGTTGGCGATACTGTGCGCTTCAACTATGGCCGCAAGACTGCTACGACTGAGCCCGTCACCATCACCGGCACAGTTATTGCTGTCAAGCCCAAGTCTGAAGTCAACGGCAAGACCACCCCTGCACAGGTTAAGGTGCAGTACGGCGAGGGCATGGATGCGGCATTCGCTGTGGTGTACCCTGCCCAGTTGCTGGCCGAGCCTGAGCAAGCCCAATCCGTGACTGACTTGTACAACGGCACTGCTGAGTAAGTCTTAGACAGTCGGGGATGGGCAACCGTCCCCCTCTGCCTGCGTCTTGCAGGTCATTAAGGATTCATTATGATCGGCGCCATCCTCGCAGTCTTCACTGCGGCAGCCCTTATGGGGCATGAAGAACCCACTCTTGTGCAACCCTTCCCTACCTTGGCCAAATGCCAAGAAGCAGCGACTGATAAGGCACTCGTTGCCGAGGCCCGTAAGAACGGGGTTGCGTTGGTATGTCTACAACTTAAGGCTAATGTATGATCGACGTTAAAGAAAAGATGGCGGCATTGCGCATGGGCCTTGAGGCGGTGCTTGCTAAGGGCGACTTGTCTGACCCAAGCGGGTACCACTATGATGGCCTGTGTGCTGCTATATCGCACAATAGTCCTGGCGCCCGTACCGGCTCTTACACGGTGTTAGGTAATCTTATGCACGGTTACTATTCAAATTACATCGACGGCCCTAAAAACAAAAGTCAGCTAACACCAACCCGCATGAACGTCGTGCTCTTGTTGCTTGAGCTAGACGACGAAGACCTTGCACTGTTCTACGAAGAGGCACCCACTGTATGAAACACACTTACAAACACACTAAGCCCCAGCCTAGCTGGCTATTGCAGGGCCTTATGATTCGTGCTGGTCTGTATGACCCGCTGCCGCCTGTTGCTAAAAGCCACGCTGTGCCACATGAGATGCCCCTGATTACACGTCAACTAGGCAAGTCGTGGTTGCAGCGGGCATGGGCCAAGGCTAAGGCAGCCTTTGTCTACGACCCGGCCCGTACCTAACAGGAGATTAACATGGAAAAATTTAAAGCAGGTGACCGCGTTGTACACCTCGGCGGTGTACTCGGCAAGGCTAGTCGCAACCATGGCATGGAACTCGTCATCCTTGAGGGGCCGATGCGCATTGCGGGTGTAGCAGGCACACGATACATCGTGGACCGCCCCCTGTACAGCAACCGTACCGGGGTGGGTGACCCGGATATGTACCATGCTAACGAGCAGTACCTTCTTAAGCTGATCTGATGGCCCTATCCCCTGCTTCTTGGCTACCTCAAGCACAGTGCCTGCCTCATGGCGGCAAAGCTAGGGTAGACCATGACTGTGGGGCGGGACGAACACTGACTGTACGCCGAGATGAGCGCGGACTACACGCCTTCTGCTTTAGATGCAACGAGCCCGGGTGGCTACCACCTGAGCCCGAACCCCTAGAGGTTAGGCTTAAACGTCTACAAGCAGCAGCAAGTGCAGACGCTACGGCAATGATGTCAGTGGGGTTGCCCGCCCCAGCGGTCAAAGCATGGGACGAATGGCCTGCCAAGGCGCGGCTATGGCTCCTTAAAGCAGGGCTTTCTAGCGCCGACCTGCCCCGGCTGGGGGCCTACTATCACCCGCCCAGTGATCGCGTCGTGCTGCCCGTTCTGAGCGGTTCTGACGTGGTTTTCTGGCAGGCCCGCTCGCTTGACAAGCACCGCCTGCCCAAGTACCTCGCGCCTGATGTAAGCAAGTCGTCAGTAATTCCACAATACGGAAGTGCTGATGTGGTTACGCTTACTGAGGATATACTCAGCGCGTACAAAGTGGGTAAGGTAGGCGAGGGGTGGTGCATGATGGGCACTAGCCCGAGCAAGAAGCTGTTAGGTATGCTAGCTGCGCGTGGTTGTAAGGTCAACGTCTGGCTTGACCCCGATGCTGCTGGCCGTAAGGCAGTGGCTAAGATCATGCCCATGCTACGGGCATTTAACATTGAGGCAAGGGACATAGTATCCGACTGTGACCCTAAGCTAGTTCATCTATCGGATATGAAGGAGCTTCTATTGTGACCATCACAATCCTATCCCTAGTCTGCATCGTACTCGCTGCATTGTGCCTGTGCTTGTGGGTGTATGCTTGCAGTGCTAATGAAGATTTAATTGAGGCGCAGTGGGAGGCTGACTATTATGAGGAACAAGCAAGCCGTTATGCCAAGCTGTACCTTGCTACTAAAAAGGAATCAAATTGCTAGACATAACTGTACTACGCTTGCTGAAATACCGAGAACGCTACGACCGACTGTCACGCAGCGTACCAAAGCAGGCGCTTCAACCGATTACTGCGGAACTGCTAGCAGACTTCGGAGTATTCTTTCGGGAGTTCCCTGACGCTAGCCGCATCGAGGCCGGACCGTTTGTCACATGGTTCCGGGGCTTCCGTCACCCCGCTATGAAGGACGACAGCTTTGGCTTGTACTCTGCCATCATCGGCAAGTCTATGGATGATGTTAGTCCTGAGATAGAGGCGGGCCTGCTTGAGCGGCTAGTTGCTGCCGATGCAGCACAGCGTGTAACCTCGTTGCTGGAGCGTTGGAACGCGGGGGAAGAGGTTGACCTGTACGCAGAGCTTCGCTCCAACGTCGAACGCTTTGAACAACAGGTAGACAGGCGCGTCAAGAATCCGCAGGTCTTAGACCCAATCGAGGACTTGCTCAAAGCAGAGGCAGACGATGCTGGCCTGCACTGGCGACTGCCATGTCTTAACCGCCACATCAAACCACTGCGGGCAGGGGATTTTATTATTGTTGCTGCCCGCCCTGACAAAGGTAAGACCAGTTTCTGCGCAGCAGAGCTAACACACATGGCTGCACAAGTTGACACTGTGTACCCCGGAGAGAACCGCAGCATACTGTGGTTTAATAATGAGGGCGTAGGTAACAAGATCATCTTGCGTAACTTTCAAGCGGCACTGGGCGCAACAGTTGAGGACTTGGTAAAGCTAAGCAACATGCCAAGCCAAGACCCTAAGTGGAAGACCAAGGTGCGGGAAGACTATGCCAATGCGTTGGGTGGCAGGCCCGGTGTGCTGCGGGTGTTCGACATTCACGACATGCACAGCCACGAAGTCGAAGACATTATGCGGCTGTACAAACCTGCCGTTGTGTTGTTCGATATGGTGGATAACATTAAGTTCAGCGGGGCAACCAACAACAACGGCCAGCGTACCGATCAATTGCTTGAGGCCATGTACCAGTGGGCTCGCCTCATGGGTGTGAAGCATGACTGCGGTGTGATCGCTACCTCTCAACTTAGTGCTGATGCAGATGGCGTGAGCTACCCCACTCTGCCCCAGCTTAAGGATAGCAAGACGGGCAAGCAAGGTGCCGCCGACGTTATCATTACCTTGGGCGCACTCAACGACCCCGTGCTTGAGCAGAGCCGGTACATCGGCTGCACCAAGAACAAGAAGCAGCGGACGGGCAAACGCAATAGCCCTAACCAAGAAGTTTACTTTGACTCGCAGAAGAGTCGTTACGTGGAGGCTACAGTCTAATGTCTTATGCTACGTGGGATTGTGAGACCACGATCAAGACCAGCTTCAAGCGCAAGGCCTCACCCTTCGACAAGGACAATTGGGTAGTAACCCATGCGTACAAGAAGAAGGGTGGCGAGGTACAGGAGTACCGCTTCGGCCGTAGCCGCCCACCTTCGGGCTGGTTCCTTGATCTGTTGGAGGGCACCCGCCTTATCGGTGGGTATAACGTAAAATTTGATCTGCTTCATGCACTCCAAGACCCTGCCAATCTGGCGGGCTGGATGAAGTATGTAGCTAGCGGTGGGCTAGTGTGGGATTGTCAGCTTGCCGAGTATCTACTGGAGGGCATGGGCCAAGAGAGCCAGATGCTTAGCCTCGACGAGGTAGCCCCGCGCTACGGCGGTAACGTCAAGGTTGATGAGGTCAAGCTGCTGTGGCAGGCTGGCGTGGACACACCAGACATCGAGCCCGAGTTGCTTACCCGCTACCTCTGCGGTGGGCTAGACGAGAACGGTGTGTGGCAAGAGGGAGACATTGGTAACACAGAGCGTATCATGCTGGGGCAGATTGCCCGGGCCCGCGAGTGTGGTCAGCTTAACAGCATCCTGCTCAATATGGGTGCGCTGATCTTTACCGTAGAAGCCGAGCGCAACGGGATGTTCATTGACAAGCAGACAGGCATGACGCTGGCTGCTGCATTGAAGATCAAGGTTGACGAGGCCACTGCTGCGCTAGCCCTGCACCTGCCCGCCGACCTGCCCTTCGACTTCAACTGGAACAGTAGCAAGCAGAAGAGTGCGTTGTTCTTTGGGGGCACGGTGCAGTACGATGCCAAGCAGTACGACCTCAAAGATGGTACGACTACATGGCAAGAGCCAACAGGTAACAGCAAGCTGTATGCCTATGCTCAGAAAGATGTTAACGGCTGGCTGCTAGACAGCGGCGAGGTTACGTTCGTTGACCCATTTGAAGTGGGTTCGCCAACCAACTACGCCACCTTCAAAGGCGGCAAGAACGCTGGTGAGTACAAGACCAAGAAGGTTAAGGTCGATGACTACACCAAACCCAAGGGCCGCATTGCCAAGCGGGACTACACCTTTAAGGGATTCACTAAGCCAAAGGCTAAGTGGGCAGGGGCTGACCCCGGCGTGTGGTCTACAAGCAGCGAGGTTGTAAAGGAACTAGGCGAGACTAGCGGCGTACCATTCCTCAAGGCTTACTCATCCCTGATGGGTATGGCCAAGGACTTGGGCACGTACTACTACACCAAGGACGAGGACGGTAAAGAGTCCGGTATGCTGACGCTGGTTGATGCCGAGGGTATCATCCATCACAAGCTCAACATGTGCAGCACGGTAACGGCACGGTTGTCTAGCTCAGACCCCAACCTTCAGAACATTCCGAAGGGTAACAAGTCTGACGTTAAGACTATCTTTGTGTCACGCTTTGGTAAGTTTGTCACCGACAACTACGGCGACCTAGTGTGGGTACCCCACGGTAAGATCATTCAGTCTGACTTCTCATCCCTTGAGGTGTATGTGCAGGCCGTGCTTACCAAGTGCGCCCAGCTTATCGCTGACCTTAAGAGCGGCATGGACTTGCACGTTGTACGTCTTGCGTCCAAGGAAAAGATGGACTATCAAGAAGTCTTTAACCTATGCAAAGGATACACAGATGCGAACGGATTATATATTCCGGCGGTTGATGAATGGGATTACAAGAGAACTGGCGCCAAAGTGTTTTCGTTCCAACGTGCATACGGTGCTGGCAACAAAAAGATTGCAGACTCTACAGGTATTCCACTCGAAGAAGTCGAAGCATTATCAGCCGCTGAAGACGAGCGGTATCCTGAGATTCCGACGTACTACTCGGACATCACTGCTGAGATTAAGGCGAACCGCAAACCACACCGCGTCATACAGCATCCCGAGTTCCCCGGTGTTACCGCCCATATCGGTAAGAGCTATTACCGGACGCCTGACGGTAAGCTCTACAGCTACAGCGAATCGCCAGCGCCAGAGTACCTTGTTAAGAAAGGCATCAGTGCTAGTTTCTCGCCCACCGAAATACGGAACTATGTTGTACAAGGTGCAGGCGGGGAGTGGGCAAAGGCTGCAATGTGGTTGTCCGTTCGTGCCTTTTATGCTAAGCAAAACTTCGGGGGCTTAGCCTTACTGGTTAACCAAGTTCACGATGCAGAGTACGTTGATGCCCACGACAGCGTAGCCTTTGAGGCAGCGTGCTTACTCCATGCTTGCATGGAAGCAGCGAGCGACTTCATGGAGTACACGTTCAAGTGGCAGATACCTGTGCCTGTACCTAGCGATACAAGCTGGGGCCTTAACATGATGGAAGAGAAAAAGATTCCGGGCCTCAAAGAACATGCAGCCAAGCTGCGTACCCAACTCCGACAGGAGTACATGGGCGGGTACACCCCGTCTTATCTACAGTAACTAAGGATTAACATGAGCATGTTTAGCTTTATCACAACGGTGCTTGACGCCGCCGTCATTATGCTTGGCAAAGAAATCGCCAAGCTGCAACGCAAAGCCGAAGGCTTGCGACAGTCTGCCGCTAAGCAGCGGTATGACGCCACTGTTACAGACCACAAGGCAGATCAAGTAGACGCCGATGTAAACAAAGCCGCTGCCCTTGCAGCCAAAATCAAAAGCATTACGGAGTAACACAATGAACATCGACTTCAAAGCACTAGGCGCTAAGGCAGCAACCGAGGGCGCAGACCAAACCAAGAGTGTAGCCGGTGGCGGCACCGACATCCCAGTAGCAGCAGCAGGCCCGTGCCTCATGCGCTTCGTAGGCTACGTCGAACTCGGCAAGCAGAAGGGTACCTTCCAAGGCCAGCCTACTGTCAAGGAAAAGGTACGCTTGATCTTTGAACTGGTGGGCAAGCGTCACACACCAGTGACCCTGCCCAACGGAGAGAAGCTCCCATACCGTGTGACGGTGGAAGAGAACTACAGCCTGAACGAGAAGGCCACCTTCTTCAAAATCTTCCAGCGCATGAACTACCGCCAAGACGCACAGCACATTGTGCAGTTGTTGGGCGAGGGCTTTAAGGGCGAGATCTTCCACCGCGAGTGGGAAGGCAAGGACAAGAAGAAGCGCGTAGACATCACGCTCAAAGGCCCCGGTGGTTACAGCATTGCCCCGCCCCGCAAGGAGGACGAGGACAGCGAGACAGGTTACGTTGCAGTCGAGGTGCCACCAGCACTGAGCACCCTGCGCTGCTTCTTGTGGGAGCAAGCCGACCTTGCACAGTGGGCTAGCTTGTTCATCGAAGGCGAGTACCCTGAGCGCAAGGATGACAAGGGGGTGGTCACCTCCCCTGCCCGTAGCAAGAACGTGTTTCAGAACACCATCAAGAACGCCGTCAACTTCAAGGGCTCTCCGATCTATACCCTGCTGGCGCAGAACGGGCAGTCACTTGACATCCCCACTGTTGACGAGCAAGAGGATGCACCCGTGGGAAACGACCAAGGGGCAACCGTATCTTCTGGGACTGCGGCGGCCCCGGTGCCTACAACATCGAGTACGAAGACCTCCCCTTCTGACGACGCACTCGGCGGCATCGTATGATGAAAGGCCTTGACCTCAAAGCCCTTGGGGCCAAGGCCGCTGCTGCTCAGCCAATGGGTTACGGTTCAGTACCTGTAGTACACCAGCGTACCCTGTTGGTTGACGGTGACGGTTTGTGCTACTACTGCGCAGGCAACGATGACACAGACATTGGGACAGCACGGCGCAACTTGATTGATAAGGTCAGGAGGGCAACCGAGCTAGTAGGCGCAGGGCAGATCAAGATTCTGGTGACAGGTGCTGGTAGCCACAAAGGCCATCGCTATGCTATCGCCAGAGCCAAGCCCTACCAAGGGCAGCGGGCTGGCTCCCGCCGGCCTAAGAACTGGCAAGGCTTGCGTGACCTACTGGACACAGGCTTCCCGGGCGTAGAGATCGAGACAACGTACACAGCGGAAGCTGACGACCTGTTCGGCTTCTATGCCTACAACGACCCAGACAACACAGTCATCCTCACGCAAGACAAAGACATGCGTATGCTTCCGGGCACACACCTCGACTGGGTAACCAATCGGGTGCATGTCGTCGAGCACGGCTTGGCCACTGTTCGTCAAGAGCACATCATGTACAACCGCACGGTAGTAGACAGTGTGTTCAATGACAAGCAGTACGGGCCTAAATGGTTCTGGTTGCAGATGCTTCACGGCGACACAGCGGATAACATCCCGGGGTTGCCTAAGTATGTAGTAGATGACAAAGCCAAACCCGTTGGGGAAGTGACTGCTGCTAAGTTTTTAGCAAATCGCGGACACCTTGGCGAACTGGTTTATTACTTCTACGCCAGCTACTACGGGAAGCGGGCACTGGTAGAAATGCTAGAGCAAGCCTGCCTACTGTGGATGCGCCGCGACCCAAACAACTGGGCTGACTGCGCTGAGTACGGCGGGCCGATGTACCAGTTCACTGACCACGAATACTGGCCCGCCGCCTACGCAGAGATTGAACAACGCGTGAGACAAGCAGATGAGCTTAACGCCATACAAACTTAAGGTATCCGAAGTCTCAGTTATCCGGGAACGGTTAGCCGAAGAGCAAGGCGGGCGCTGTGCAATCTGCCAGCTACCGCTAAGCAAGCCAGTCCTTGACCACGATCACGTCACCGGCGCTGTCCGTGCCACGCTGCACAATGGGTGCAATGCTTTGCTGGGCAAGGTCGAGAATAACTACAAGCGCTACGGCGTGGTTAACCTCGCGGCCTTCCTTGCTGGCACTGCGGCCTATTTGCAGAAGCATCAGACTAACCGGACAGGGTACCTCCACCCCACATTTAAGACAGAGGAACAGAAGCGTGAACGAAGAAACACAAAAGCAAGAGCAGCCCGGGCTGCAAGGAAGTCATCCGAGTGAGGCGCTAATCGACCGCACTGCCGAGGACTGGGACTTGGGCCCTGCCTATTGTGGCACAGACGGTACCTGCGAAAGCTGCCAATGAACGGGCCCCGCATCAAGACGCTAGACATTGAGACTAGCCCAATAAAAGCGTATGTGTGGGGTACGTTTAAAGTAAACGTCGGGCTCAACCAGATCATTCAGGAGTGGTCGGTGTTGTCCTACTGCGTCAAAGACTTTGGCGTTAAGAAGGTACGCTACGAGGATACGTCTGACAAGGCTAACCCCCGCGACGACCGTGACCTCATGGTCAAGCTACATGCTGAGCTTACTGATTGCGACATTGTGATTGCTCAAAACGGTGTAGCCTTTGATTTGAAGAAGATCAATGCCCGCTTCATCGAGCACGGCCTCCCGCCTGTACCGCCTATCAAGTGCATCGACACTATGCTGGTGGCTAAGCAGGTTGCCAAGTTCACAAGCAATAAGTTAGAGTGGCTCAGCAAACACTTGACTGACGTATCCAAGTACGACCATGCTAAGTTCCCGGGTATGGAACTCTGGAAGGAATGCCTTAACGGCAACCCTAAAGCATGGAAGGAGATGAAGAAGTACAACTGTATCGACGTGCCTGCCACGGAGGAATTGTACCTCAAGCTCCGTCCCTACATGATTGGACATCCTAATGTTGCCGCCTATTATGATGATGACAAGACCCGGTGCCCTCGTTGCGGCGGGACACATCTGGAGGACGTCGGCCAAGCCTACACCCAGACCGGCGAGTACACTCGCTACCGCTGCGGTGATTGCTTTGGCTTTGCCCGCTCACGATACACACAAAACACAAAGGCCAAACGCTTAAGCCTCTTAACAAACTAATCCGGTTAGGTGCAATCTTTCATGGTTGCATCTATCCGGCCCACCCTGCGGGTGGAGAACTACCAAGGAGAACACAATGGAAGTAGACCCAACAGGACGAAGCCCGCAAGACGCAGGTGCTAAGTTGGATAGTGGAAAGGTACGACCCGGGCTGGTGCTCGGTGGCTTTGCTCGTGCTCTATGGGCAGTAAGCGAGGTAGGTACCTTCGGAGCAAACAAGTACAGTGACAACGGGTGGGTGAGTGTCCCTAACGGGGAGAGCAGGTACGACGATGCAGGGATGCGGCACTGGTTAAAAGACAAGATGGGTGAGAAGCAAGACGACGACAGCAAGCTGCGCCACCTAGCTCACGAAGCATGGAACGCACTGGCGGTACTAGATCTTGCACTACGTGAGCAAGAAGCTAAGCGAGTACCCAAGTTTATTCTTAAACCGGGTACGCTAAATGAGATTACGGTCAACCCCTTACAGAGTAACCCACGATGGTAACAATCACTGGAGAAGCAGTAACCCTAGTTAACTTGATCTATGGTACTGAAGAGGGTTACACAGTAGAAGACATGTCAGAAGCTATTGCATTAGCAGTAGACATCATGGGATTTACTGACGATGCAAAAGCTGATTTGTATTCGTTGTTAGCCGAAAGCCTTACGGCAGATACTAAGTATTACTTAGCGCTATCTATCGTAGAGGATGCGATCATTAAAAACAAACGGAGGTTTCCTCGTGGGTAATTACATTGTTCATAAGGCTATTGAGCTTGACGCAGTATCCGGCAAGACTAAGAAGATTCTTGAGGATACGACTGACTGGATTGTTAGTCCTAAGTACGACGGGTGCCATGCTGTCTTCCTGTTTGAGAATGGCAAGCACGTCATTACCCTTAGCCGTAGTGGTGAGACTGTGCGTAGCATGGACCACATTGCGCAGAGCTTGCTGGACATTTACCCTATCAGCCAAGGGCGTATTGCTATCTGCGGTGAGGCATGGATTGTTGGCGAAGAGTTCAACGTAGTTAGCGGTGCATTCCGCCGCCATAGCCCACAGCCCCAGTTGCAGTTCGTACCCTTCGACATCGTGCCCTTTGACTACAACGAGGACACTACGGCAGACCCTACTGTGTATCTCGGCCAGCTAGACCACCGCCCCTACCCTGCGCCTTACCGCAAGCGTATCAGCGTGTTGATTAACGAGCGCCGCAGCGTACCTTCACAGGTGCTGGTGCCTCGCTACTTCTCGCTAAGCAACACATCGCTAGAGGCTGCTCTCGTAGAAGCCAAGCGCTACGCCGAGACACACAAGGCCCGCACCGACAGCTTCTTCGACGGGGCTATCCTTGCACAAGCCAATGGTACTTACCAAGTTGGTGCAGGCAAGGGCGGCGAGTTCGTTAAGATCAAACCGCTGCTTAGCTACACCGTTAAGGTGGGTGCTGTGGTTGCTGACGTGGGCGGCAAAACAGGCAAGAACACTTGCGTACTGTGCTTCGATCTTGATGGCGAAATCCAGAAGGTCAGCACAGGCCTGACGCAAGAGCAGGCTGATGAGTTTGTAAACAACCCTAACGCTATCCTCGATAAGTACATTGAGGTAGAGGCAATGGGAAAGACTGTTAATGGCTTACTACGTGAGCCACGTTTTAAAGGAATCCGAACGGACGTATGACAAACTTGATGACACAAGCAGAGGTCGAGGACCGCATGTACCACGGTGGTATCCACCGTGCTGAGAAGATGATGGCCGGTGCTGAAGAGCAAGGCCGCGCCCACCAGAACCCCTACGCTAAGGAGCTATTCGATGAGTTTGTGTTACCTCTTGCAAGTGCCATCAAGGACGACATCAACGCAAAACGTGCGGGCCGTCGCCAAGCCCACACTATGCTACTTGCTGGACTCGACCCGGATGCGGTTGCGTTCCTCTCTGTCCGGTACGTCGTGTCCAACCTCCTCACACCCAAGCCAGACGACCACCGACAGCTTGCCTATAACATCGGCAAGACAGTCCACCGTGAGCTAGTACTTGCCCAGATCGCAGAGGCCAACCCTGACCTCTACCATACGCTGAGCCAAGACTTTGCTCGCCGCATGTCTAAGGACGAGCGCCATCGCTTGACGGTCTTTATGCAGCAAGCAGAGAAGAACGGCATTGACATTACCAAGTGGGACATTGGTAGCCGGGAGCAAGTGGGCTTCTACATCATGGGCTTGCTTGAGGTTAGCGGGCTTATCGTGATTAGCACCGAGGTCCGCAAGGGCTACAAGCGCGAGACCCGTGACGTTATCCTGCACCCTGAAATCATCGAGCGCATCGACAAGATCAAAGCCTACGTTGCGGTGTCCATGCCAGTCTACGGCCCGTGTGTCGAGCCCCCGCTTGACTGGGGCCAAGGCCAGATCGGCGGGTACCACACTCGTCGTATGCAGAACGCCAACCGTAGCATCGTACATGCCCACCGTGCCAGCCGTGCGCTAGCCAAAGACGCAGACATGCCCATTGTGTACAACGCAGTCAACGCATTGCAGCGCACACCGTGGGCAGTCAACACTCGCATCCTAGACACCGTGTACGCAGTGGCTAAGGAATTCTCCACTAAAGAAATCGTTAGCCTCAATGACACACCCGCACCACCCAAACCCGAATGGCTCAAAGAAGAATGGACCAAGAACCCCAAAGAGTCTTGGCCTGCCGACAAGCTCGCTGAGTTCAGCCAATGGAAGCGCGACATGGCTGAGTGGCACACTCAGCGCAAGCTACTGGGAAGTCGTTACTCTAGGTTTTATGCAGCGACTCGTGCAGCCGAAATGTTCCGTGAGTACCCCGCCATCTACTTCGTCTACTTCGCAGACAGTCGAGGCCGCCTGTACCCCCTCACCCACGGCGTCAACCCTCAAGGCTCTGACCTTAGCAAGGCGCTTATCCACTTCTCTGAAGGCAAGCCCCTTAACACCCCCGCCGCCGTTAAATGGTTCCATGTTCAAGGCGCAAACAAATGGGGATTTGACAAGGCTACCCTCGCAGCTAGAGTCGATTGGGTCAAAGATCGTACAGAGCTTATATGCTCGTTTGCCGCTGACCCCGTTAACAACACCGGATGGACAGAAGCCGGTGACCCGCTCCAGTTTCTGGCATGGTGCTTTGAGTACGCGGACTATCTACATAACCCGGACTTCGTAAGCCGCATCCCGATTAGCATGGACGGTAGCTGCAATGGGTTGCAGAACCTGAGCGCTATGTTCCGTGACGAGGTGGGCGGCGCAGCCACCAACCTTACTGCTAACAAGGTGATGCGCGACATCTACGGCGACGTAGCCAAGGCTGCTACCGTGCGCCTTGCTGCCAAGCTGGCTGTGACCACCGACGAAGAAGAGAGGGCCTTGATTACCAAGTGGCTAGAGTTTGGTGTTGCACGTAGCGCCGTCAAGCGTAGCGTGATGACCACGCCATATGGCGTAACCGAGCGTACTGCTACCGAGTACATCATCGACGACTACCTCCGCCAGAACCTCGGCCCCACGTTTGACAAGACACAGTACCGCCGAGCGGCCAATGTCCTTATGTCCTGCGTATGGCCCGCCATTGGCGACGTTGTGGTCAAGGGCCGCGAGGCTATGGACTGGCTCAAGAAGTCCGCCCGCTTGATCGTCAAGAACAACACCCGGGAAGACAAGCTCATAACATGGCCTACCCCTAGCGGGTTCCCTGCTAGCCAAGCCTACTATGAGTTTGACGTACACCGCATCAACACCTTGCTGCACGGCCCGCTTAAGATTCGGGTACTCAGCGAGAACGACGAGGCCGACATGTCTCGCCATGCTAGCGGACTAGCCCCTAACTTCGTGCACAGCCTTGACGCCGCCCACTTGCACCTAAGCACGGCAGACGCTGCTGCCCAAGGCATCACAGGGCTAGCGATGATTCACGACGATTACGGAACACACGCCGCTGACGCACAGAACTTGTTCGACATTATCCGCAAGCAGTTCGTTGCTATGTACCTAGCCTGCGACCCTGCCGCAGAGTTGTGCAAGCTGTACCCCTACTTGACAGAGCCACCCAGCAAAGGTAACCTTGACATTATGGAAGTCTTGGAATCCGACTTCTTCTTCTCTTAACTTTCAGTACCTGTAATACGCCATGAAAACCACTGAGCTTAACCGATTAACCAAGGACGTCTATGACCACCTTGCCAAGCAGTTCCGACTGCCTATCCCTAACGCAACCACCACACCCATCGAGGTGGGCTACGCCCTTGGCGTACAAGCAGTCTTGCAGAAGCTGCGGGAAGGCTGGGTGATTGAGCAATGACAGTACGTAAAGCATGGCAGAGCGATCTGCCTAACCTGATGAAGGCCTTGGTCAAGTTTGCACATCAGGTTGAAGTACAGCCCGAGCACTACGCTTTTGCTAAGGGCTTTAATCTTGCTACCGCATACGAGAACCTTAAGGACGCCATCACCTCCTACAAGTGCTTGTACATCCACGGGTACCTCGTATTCTTTGATGGCCTTGATCCTTGGTATGGGGGAGGGTCGGTACTGCAAGAGTGGTTTACCATTCGGATTGAGGACGGCCCTGTGCGTGCAGTCTCTGTAGTGACCGAGTTGCAAGTGTGGGCCATTGACAACGGGTACTCCCGAGTTCTCGGTGCCGACAGTTCCCCTACCGGCATCATGGCAAAAGCATACGAGGCCAATGGCTTCACCCCTTTAACTAAACAATACTTTAAGGAAGTCTGATGGGATTCATTCGACAATCAGTCGCTAAGCTAACCGGCGCTGACGTACAGGCAGATGTTGCAGAACGCGGCGCAGAGGCTCAAGCACAAGCTACCCGCGCTGCTGCACAGGCTGCGGCCAACGCTGCCAACGAGCAGGCCGCTCAGGCTTCCCGGTCTATGGAGACACAGGCCGCGCGTAGCGCAGCTACAGCCGCTGCTGCGGACGCGGCCTCCACCCCTGTAGAAAACCCTGACGTAAACATTGCGAACACTGGCGGAGCTAGCGCAAGCGGCGTAGCCCGTGCCCGCCGTGCCCAGTTCGGCACAGGCACTAGCGGCGGTGTGAGTATTTAAATGAAGCACACTACCGCTTCGTCTTTCTGGCAAGAGCGGGAGAGTAAGCGTAGCAACATGATGCTCCGGTTTGAGCGTTATGCTGCTATGACCATCCCCAAGGTCTTGCACCCAGAAAGCTACGACCAATCAAACGACCCTGACACACAAGACTACCAAAGCCTTGGTGCGCAGGGTACTACCCACTTGAGCAACAAGCTCATGCTGGCTATGTTCGCCCCAAGCCGCCCCTTCCTCAAGCTACAGGCTAGCGAGAAGTTCCTCAAGGAAGCAGCGACTAAGGCCAACATTACCGAGACACAGGTTAACGCCGTGCTCGTGCAGGGTGAGCGCCGTGCCATCAAGAAGCTAGACTCCTTGGCCCAGCGCCCCAAGCTGTTTCAAGTTATGCGCAGCCTCATCGTTGTTGGCAACTGCTTGCTTGTGCTTGAGAAAAAGTCCATGCGGGTTATGAGTATCCGCAACTACGTTGTCAAGCGCAACGTTAAGGGCGAGGTCATTGAGCTTTGCATCCGCGAGAAAGTTCTATTCAACGAGCTTGACCCTGCGGTACAGACACAGCTAGCCATGCGCTACACTGGTGACAGCGAGGTCTACTTCTACAAGTGGATTAAGCGCCAAGAGAACGGGCAGATGGCTATGACCCAGTGGGTCGAAAACATGCAGCTACCCGAGAAGTTTAACGGCCGCTGGGCTATCGACAAGTGCCCGTACCAAGTTCTAACGTGGGACTTATCCGACGATGCCGATTACGGTACAGGCTTGGTAGAAGAGTATGCACGCGACTTTGAAGCCGTGAGCGTACTGAGCGAAGCCATTGTTAACGGTGGTGTCCTGAGCGCAGAGTTCCGCTGGATGGTTAACCCCAACGGCATCACCTCTGTTGAGGACGTAGCCAACAGCAACAACGGCGACGCCTTACCCGGCCTAGAGCAGGATGTTAAGCCCGTCATGGGCGGCAACCCCAAAGCGCTTGAAGTGCTGGCCCAATCCTTAGACCGATGGGAACGGCGCATTAGCCGTGGCTTCCTCATGGGTTCTGCCATCATTCGTGATGCTGAGCGCGTGACGCAGGAAGAAGTGCGTATGACTGCCAACGAGCTAGAGACAGCTTACGGCGGCGTCTACTCCACACTTGCTGCTAGCTTACAAAAACCCGTCGGTGTGTGGCTCTTGGATGCCAGCGACTTCAGCCTACAAGGCACACAGATCGAAGTAACTATTGTGACCGGGCTTGATGCCCTGAGCCGCAACGGTGACCTAGAGAACTTCCGCCTTGCCATCTCTGACCTAGCGCAGATCGCTACCCTACCCGAAACCCTACAGGCCCGCATGAAGTTCGACGAGATTAAAGCCTTCGTTGGACAAGGGCGCAACGTAGACCTAGACAAGTTCCTCATGACTGACGCAGAATACGCCAAGGTACAGGAACAACAGCAAGCCTCCCGCATGGCCGAGACAGTAGGCACTGAGGCAGGCATTGCAGCAACACAAGGACAAGCATGACAGACCAAGCAGCAGTTAACGACCCCAACCCTGATAATGTCGAGGACGCTAACACGCTTCTCCTTGAGCCCAAGGAAGCACCTAAGCCAGCACCCTCTGCTACAGAGCCGGCCAAGGTAGAGCCCGATGCTGACACTCCTGTAGCCTTTGAGCCTACGGGTGACGTCGGCCTAGACATGGCCCTTGAGTTCTTGGGCAAGCAAGGCTTCGGCCTCCAGCACCCCGCTATGGTAGCTGCCGGTAACGGTGACTTCACTGTACTGGAAGCGCTGCTGGCCCAGAAGAACGCCCAAGGCTGGCAACAGATGGTGGCGCTGGGCAAGGCAGGCTACGAGCGTACCCAGAACGCACAGAAGGAAGCCGTGTCCAAGACACTGGCAACCGTCGAGGCTGTGGCCGGTAGCAAGGAAGAGTGGGCGGCTATCCAAAGCTGGGCCCGCGACAACGCCTCTCCCGAAGAGCGTACCGAAATCAACACCATGTTGAATGCCGGGGGCCTCCAAGCCAAGACAGCGGCCCTATACCTCAAGGACGCCTATGGCCGTGCCACCAACGTCAACATCACGCCGCCTGACGGTACCTCCTTTCGAGGTGAGCAGAAGCCCCAACAGAATGTTGTCGGCCCCCTGTCCGCCCGGGACTACACAGCCGCCGTGGCTGACCTGTCCCGCAAGCTAGGCAACCGCATGGAGGGCTCGAAAGAGTATGCCGAGCTTGGTCGCCGTCGCCTCATGGGCATGAAGTAACTTTCAGTACCTGTAATACAGCCAGACCTGCCTAGCGGGTAGGCTGGTTCACCAACTTTAATAGGAGCCATAATGGCACTTGATGATTCGTATGCGATAGTTCGCCCGGGGCAGGCTAACCAAGCCGGTTCTATTTCTGCCCTGCACTTGGAAGAGTTCACGGGCCACGTTGAAAGCACCATTGAGCGCAAGTCCGCACTCAAGGGCTTTGTCCCAATCCGCCCCGTAAAGGGCACATCGGTTATCACTAACTTCGCGGTTGGTGAGTCCACCTTGCAGAAGGCTGTCCCCGGCGGTCCTGCACCTGACGGTACTGGTACCGACTTCGCCAAGCGCTCGCTGACTGTCGACACTGTGGTGTTGGCTCGCGCAGTGCTGCCCTTGCTGGAAACCTTCCAGACCTCCTACGATAGCCGTAAGGAAATCGGTATGGAGCATGGCAAGAAGATCGCCAAGTTCCAAGACCAGTCCTTCTTCATCCAAGCCATCAAGGCCGCGTTGTTTACCGAGTCCACCTACAAGGGTTCCGGTGCAGCCGGTAAGCCTGCTGGTCACTTCGGTGGCTCTCAGCAGACCCTGGCCGCTGCCGCAGACTCTTTGGACCCTGCCAAGCTGTACGCCGCCATTGCCGACTTGTTTGTCAAGATGGAAGAGAAAGACGTTGACCCCCGCACTGACGATGTGGTCATCGCCGTTCGCCCTGCTGAGTTCTACTCCCTGTTGCAGAACGAACAGTTGATCGACGGTACCTACAAGACCGCCGAAGGCACCTCCATTCAGGCCCACCTGTTGAAGGCATACGGCGTCCCTGTGATTAGCTCTACCAACTTCCCTGCTGGTCAGACTATCGCTGGTCACTTGCTGTCCAACGCCTCCAACGGCAACGCCTACGACGGCGACTTCTCCAAGGTTGCTGCTTGCGCCTTCTCTCCCCGTGCCTTGATGGCCGGTGAGACTATCCCCTTGACCACTGACGTGTTCTGGGATAAGGTCACTAAGCAGTGGTTCGTTGATGCCCACTTGGCATACGGCGTGACCCCTAACCGTGCGGAATTCGCCGGTGTGATCTTGAAACCTTAATAGGTTAAAGACCCTTGGCCCTTCTTCGGAGGGGCCTTGTGCCTGTAACTTACAACCCTAAGCCCCTTGCCTTAATTGGTGAGGGGCTTTTTCGCTATGACACAACTAATCGTATCTCCTGAAGACTCCCATCTATTAGCGCAATTTAATTGGAAGCTCGACCGTCACGGGTACGGGCGCTGTGGCAAGCGCCTACTGCACCGACTGATCATGGACGCCCCGCAGGGTGTGTTTGTTGATCATATTAACGGCAATCCTTCAGACAACCGCAGAGAGAACCTGCGTTTCTGCACACATGCACAAAACATGCAGAACTCTAAAGTGCGTAGTCATTCGAGTACTGGCGTAAAAGGTGTACAGAAACACAAGAATCGCTACAGGGCGCTAATCCGCCGTGATGGTAAGCAAGTGCGGCTTGGAAGCTTTACTACGATAGAAGAAGCCAAGGCCTGCTATGACGCGGCGGCTCTAGAAACCTTTGGCGAGTTTGCCAGAAAGCACTGACCATGTACACAACCCTTGAAGTAGTTAACGGGTGCCTTGCCTCTATGGGTGAAGCCCCACTAAGCTCTATCGTAGAGCCACACGCCATGAAGGGCGCCGCACTTGCTGAGCTTAACCGGGCCAACCGCACTGTGCAATCTAAGGGGCGCTGGTTCAATACCGAAGAAGTAACCCTTAAGCCAGATAGCGTTAACAGTTGGATTACATTAGCAGGAGATTGTTTGAAGTTCCAGTCAGGTTCCTCTACATCTATTGCAAAACCTTATCTTGTTCAGCGAGGCAGCCGTCTCTATGATTTGCGCAATCGGACATACGTGCTGACCGAAGAGGTTAGCGGCATCATGGTGCGCCTTGTTCCCTTTGAGGAATTGCCACCCGTGGCTGCTGACTACATTGGCACAATGGCTGTACTCCGCTTCCAGAGTAACTTCGATGCTGACAACAACAAGCGCCAAGAGCTAACCCAAGATAACGTTCGGGCTAAGATTGAGTTCAATGCCGAGGACATTCGCCAACGCCGCGTTAACTTCCTCGACTCTAACCGCAGCATTGCGCGTATCCGCCAGCACAACACTAACACACTGAGGTGGTAAATGAAAGTAGCTAACAGTTATGCCAGCTTGCTAGGTGGCGTATCCCAGCAGGTGCCCAGCGCCCGCTTTGAGGGCCAGCACACCGAGCAGGTGAACATGCTGTCAGACCCCGTGGCAGGCCTATCCCGCCGCCACGGGAGCGTCATGCAGGCCGAGTCCTTGACTACCTACCCTGCCGGTCAATTCGCGGCCTATATGGCCGATACGGCCTCTTGGCGCACCCTAGACTTCGACACGTCTGGGAAGAAGTACGCCCTACTATTCCGCACCAAAGCTGCCCCGGCAACCGCCAACCCTTTGCCGCCTGTCCTCTGCTACAACAAGACGGACAAGGTGTGGATGAACACAGTACGCAATGTCACTGACGTAACCCTAGACACCTTCGCCTCTGGCGGGGCTAGTGGGGCAGCGCAGGTAGGCAAGTATGTCTTCATGGCGGGCAACGACGTTGTGACTACCGGTACACAAACGCTAGCTTGGGATAGCGCGGCCAACCACAACAAGGCCGTGGTGTGGATTCGGAGTGGTGCGTACTCTCGCACATTCACAGTTAAGGTTCGCTTGCAATCAGGCCAGCTTATAACTGCTAGCTACACCACACCTAGCTCTAGCTTCCAAGGTACGCTTAACACTTCGGACATCCTTGCTTCCGACCCAGAGTACACCAAGAAGGTGAACGACCGGGTTAACGCATACAACTCTGCGGTGACTGCGTGGATTGGTTCGTCTTCTGCGGCAGTGCAGCCTAGTGCCATTGCGGCATCTCTCGGCCCATTGCTCATCACAGCCTTTGCAGGCATCGGTATCATCAGTACACCCCTTAATGTGGTGGGTTCTACGATCTGCTTCACACCCAACGGCAACGTCCGGTCGGTTGAGGTAGACGATGGTGGCGACGGTAGCTTGATTCGTGGCGTGGCCGACGAGATTGAAAGCGTCGAGAAGGTCAGCGTAATCCACTATCCCGGTAAGGTGGTAAAGGTCCGCAGCCGCAATGCTGCTGAGGCCTACTACCTTAAGGCCATTGCTAAGGACAAGTCTGCCCTACCAGGGCTGGCCCAAGAGGTCACGTGGATTGAGGGCGCGGGCGTAGAGAATACCATCACAGGTGGCTTGATCTACGGTACGCCCGGCGGCAGCAACTTCTACATCGCATCCTCGGCTAGCTTGCTTAATGCAATCATCCCCGGGGACCACCCCACATTTGAGATCAGCACAGCAGGAGATAACGACAGTGCGCCACGACCATTCTTCATCGGCCGTAAGATTACCTACATCGGAACTTTCCAAAGTCGCTTGCTACTTGGTAGCGGTGGCGTGCTCTGCGTTAGCCGCAGTGACGATTACCTTAACTTCTTCCGCACCACCGTACTAACAGCACCGGCAGACGACGCCTTTGAGATGCTGGCCCAAGGTAGTGAGGACGACGTTCTCCGCTACGGTACAATGTACGATCAGAACCTTGTGATCTTTGGCACCAAGCGCCAGTACATCATTGATGGGCGCAGCCCGTTAACACCCACCTCGGCTAACATGCCCGTCATGTCTAACTACGAGGACGTGAGCGACGCCCCTCCCGTTGGGGCAGGGGGTTACATCATGTACGCCAAGGCTAACGAGAGCGCTACGGGCATCCACCAGATTCAACCCGGCCAGACTCAGAATAGTCCAGAGAGCTACGCAGCATCAAGCCAGCTTAGCACATACATTCAGGGCTCAATGGTCGAGGCCTTGTCTAGCACAGGTAGCCCAAGCCACCTGATTGTGCGCACTGATGCTAGCCGCAATGCGGTCTACCTGTTCAGCTACCTAGACCGCCAAGACGGGCGTAAGATGGATAGCTGGAGCAAGCTCACATTCAACAGTGTGCTTGGCGGGATTGTTGGTGCAAGCGTCGTGCCCTCGGGCACCATGCTGTACTTCCTCCGCCAAGCCAACGATAGCGTGTACCTAGTGGCAGACTTTGTGAGCTTGCGGGCAGGGTTGTCTAACAACCCCTACCTCGATAGCCAGCGACCCTACACGGCCAGTGGTGCTATCCTACCTACAGCAGGCAGCGCGTACTCTGTAGCCTACAACAACACATCGAGCAAGTACCTCTTGGGGGTTAGCTTACCCGACCGTGCTGAGGTAACCGGCGACACAGCAGGGCTGGTAGTGGGTGCTAACCAAGAAGCATACTTTGTTCCGACCAATCCCTGCATGCGGGATAACAAGAACAAGGCCATCTTGAGCGGCAGTCTGACCATTACCAAGTTCATTGTGGCTACGGCCCAGTCCGGTGGATTCTCTTGGTCTGTAATGTCCGAGGGTACTGAGCGCTCTAAGGGCAGCTTCAACGGCTTGGTGCTAGGCGACCCTGATACCAAGGTAGGCGTAGCCCCCGTGGTAGACGCACAAGTCTCTGTGCCGGTAGGTTTAGAGTCCCGGGCCTTTGCCGTAACCATTACAGCCCGTAAGTGGCAACCCCTGACCATCACCGCTATTGAGTGGAGTGGGCAGTTCTTCAACCGCGTCCAACGCTTTTAGGATTAACCTATGTCAGTACAACTTGCACAGGTTGGCTTCAACGTGTTCAATGCCATTACAGGCGGTGTCCTCAACGAGGCCAACGCCAGGGCACAGAACACAATCAGCGAGGCCAACACCTACGCATCCAACCTTGTGCGAGCTAGCAACAACAAGGTGGCTGCAAGCCGGGCTAGCTTAGCTCGATATGTTCAATCGGAAAATAACAACCGTACCCTGTCCAACGTCGGCAAGAGCTTCACAAACAACAACGTGAACTACCGCCGCCAGCGGGACGCTATGGAAAGCGCCAGCCTAGAAGACCAGATCGCACAAGCCGAGCAGGCGGGGCGGCAGGCCGCTATGAGCGCCTTTAGCGGGCTCACAGGAGGCGTCTCGGACATCATTCGCCACACGACTGCCCTGCGGTCTAGCCGCATTCAGCAGCGCAAAGAGCAGGCTATGGCCCAGACGGACAGCGACCAAGCCGAGCGCACAGGCGCACTGCTTCAAGCTGGCTGGGACAACCTAGACCAGACTGACATCACGGCCGGTATCGACTACGGGCAGGACGTCGCTCAGACGGTCAGCACAGGCGGCGGGTTGTTGAGTGAGGTCATCCAAGGCATCGCGGGCACCGATCAGAAGGTTCTGGCTAACGTAGCCCAGTGGGGGCAAAAGAAGTACACCGACTGGTTCTCTACGCCTATGACAGGCAGCGACGCCAAGCGGGCAACCAACGACTATAACTACTGACTATGGCAAAAGACAACACACTAGGGGCACCCACCGAGGGCCTTGGCCAAACGGTCACCTTCACTGCCTCTGGCGGTGTTGGTGTTCCCCAGCTACAAATTCCAGATCGCGGAGCAGTTCGCATGGGTACGCAGGGCGGTGCGCCCACTAGCTCAGGGCAGGCACGTCAGGTACAGGCAGCACAGCCTGACCCTACGATGGCTGCGCTTATGAAGCTCGGTGGCAACCTCCTTGCCCCGGCAGTTAAGCGTGAGCAAGAAACGCAGTTCATGCAAGGTATGCAGCGGGCTGCTGAGGGCGAGGCCGTCAAGGAAATCGTTGACGAGCAGCCTTGGTACTCTAAAGTATTCGGGGCCACTAGTCTTGTTGACGGTGCCCGCACTTACACAGCAGCAGCCAAGGCGGCAAGCATTGCTACCGACCTAGACAGTCGTATGCCAGAGATTGCAAAGATGCCGGGACAGGCATTTGCTTCCCACGTTAACGACTTGCTAGGCAAAGCAGCTACCGGCGACGGTGCCACTGACGCTATTGTACGCCAGCAGTTTATGTCCCAGATGCCTGACGTTATGAAGCGCCAAGCACGTAGCCATTTCCTGTATCAGCAGGAGCAGCTAGTAGAGGCCAACCGTACGTACATCGGCACGGCCTTTGCCGGGCTGGCCGCGTCTGACGCTATGGCCCGCAACAGCGGAGAGGGTGTTGGTGCAAACGGCAGCATCCCTCGCAATGTTACTGACGATGGCGACGTACTAACAGCAGGCATCAAGGCCCTTGAAGTGTTTAACGTACCTGCGGGCATGGACCCAAAAGTCCACTCTAAAGTACTCGCTGCCGAGGTGGTACAGTCAGTAAACAATGGTAGCTTTGCTGTTGTCAACATGTTGGAAAAGTCCGGTGCTATGGGTCGCTTTGAGCCTGAGCAGGCAAGCGCCATCCGGTCTGCCGTCAACGCCAAAAGATCGCAGATACGCGCCGAGTTGCCGGCGGACTTTGCCAAAGTACTCTCTTCGGCTTCGCAAGCAGCAGACGTTGCAGGTAACACGCCAGAGGCAATCCTTGCAGAAGTAGACAAGATCAACAAAGCCTACTCTAAAATTACTGGGGACGAAAAGCCTTACGTTACTGCACAAGGCGCAAGCAGCTTGTTACAGGCCCTATACCGCACGCAGCAGCAAGAGCTAGAAGAGCTACGTCGCTCGGGCGCAAAAGCCACAACAGCCGCTGAGAAAGAAGCTAAAGCCCAAGAAACTATTGACCGTGCAGTAGAGCGTCTTAAAGGTGGCGCACCCGTCAACGATTTCAAAGCAGAAGAGGTACGGGCAGCTTGGGCACGCGTTCAGCTTAAAGACCCAGTAGAGGCTAACCGCGCCCGCATCTTAAACGTTGAGACGCAGATGGACCCCGACTACCGCGACGGTATGCGTAACGCTGTAAACAACGCAAAGATCAGCGGTAGCGAATCCCATATGTTTGCAGCCTACCAACGGTACTACGTACCACTGGTCGCGGGTGGTGGCGACACGGGTGCTACAGCGGCGGCCGCTTATGCTGGCGACCACGCCGGGGTTTTACAACGCTACCATTCACAGTTGCGCGGTAATGCACAGCCTACTCAGATGGACCGGGACTTGGCCTATCAGTACGCCATCCAGCCAGAGGTCAAAGAGCCCACTAAGAAGGAAGAGGCCATCATTAAGCACTACTCCCAGAACATTGTGAGTAGGGCTTATGACGCAATTGCTGGCTGGAATGACGACATCCCGGTTAAGAACCCAAAGCAGCTAGCCGCACGACTTTCCCCGTTGGTTGTTCAAGGCATTGACACAGACAAGGCTGTAAAGGCCGCGCTTGCCAATAACAAAGACATCTACGTGGCAGGTGGCTACGACTGGAAACGGGGCGCAGGTCAGACAGACCTTAACGCTTTCTACGAGCGGGCACACAAAGAGCGCAACAAGCTCACACCTGCTGATAAGCTAGACGCCCACACTGTAGATAGTGCTCACCGCAACCGTGCTTTTGCCATGGGTGTAGAAGAGACTGCCAAGAAGTTTGGCCTCGGGGAAGTAACCCAAATCTTTCAAGTAGCCAACGCTAATGACGGTACGCCGCAGTTTGCCCTTATGGGGACTAGCCCGCTAGGCGATCCGCTTCATGCCTACATGACGGCAAGGGATGTAGAGAACCTGTGGAAGACTCGTGACGAGCGCAGCCGCGCTAAGAAGCGAATGGGTCCTGAGCTTACCGGCGTTATGGCACCAGTGCCTGACGACCGCCCAAGCATTTACGCAAGCCCAGAAGAGTGGGCAGCTTACCGTAAACGGGAGGCTGCTAAGAAATCTAAATAAGGAAACACATGACTAACCCGTACCTCGAACTTGTTGCCCGCCTTGAAACACAGGGTGGCAAGAAGAGTATTAAAGGCCCTAATGGCGAAGACAGTAACAACCCATACAACATTAAGTTGAGTGCTGCTGAGCGTAAGGCCGGGGTACTGGGTTACAATGCGGTAGATACTGCCGAGGGAAGCAACGACCCCTATAAGGTGTTTGCTAACCGGGCGGAGGCAGATACTGCCTTTATGGGACTTATGGAACGCCGCTACCCCGAGGCACACGCAGCAATGCAAGAGCCCTGGGGGCCTGAGTCTATAACTAAGTTTGCTACCGGCCTCAAGAAGCGGGGCTATGCCACCGACCCCGACTACGTAAACAAGCTCGTTAAGGTTGGCGCTAGCATCAACGGCGATGGATTTGTGCCGGCAGCTAAGAAGGTAGACGTACGCCAGCAAGAGTTGGACGCTGTGCTTAACAGCTACATCGTGCGCCCTGCTGATGACAAGGCACTTCGCCTTGCTAACGCCCGCCGCGAGGCAGACAACTTTGCCCAGCAGATTAGCGCAGAGAATCAGCCTACAGGCTTTGAGCGCTTTGGCGCGGCTATGACAGGCAACACAGACTCCCAGATTTTCAAGGGCGTCAAGGAAATGCTGTTCGGCCCTAAGTACGAACGCCAAGCGGGCTACGTGCCTGACGCAACCCTGTTGCCAAGCGGTGCTGACTCTCGCCTAGTTAACGACTACAAGTTGGCAGGCTCTCAAGCAGAGGCTGACTCTATCCTTGAAGATGCCCGCGCAGAACAAGAGCGTGTAAAGGCCGCGATGAGCGGTGGCGTAGCAAGCGGCATTGCCTTGACCTTTGCTGCTGAGATACCTACACTGAGCAACCTGCTGCCATCAGTAGCCGCTGCTAAGGTAGCCCGCCTAGCGGGGCTGGCTAACTCGGTACAGCTTATGGCCGAGGGCCGCAAGGCTACCGCCGTGGGCGCAGCTATCGCAGAGAACGTGGCGAGCGGTACGGTAGTAGAGGCCGTGCGCCAAGGCGTGACCGGGCAGTACAGCTTGGCAGACCTCGGCATCGCTGCCGCAGCGGACGTGGCCTTCGGGCTGGGTACTTCTGCACTGGCTGCTAGAGGCGCTGGGCAGGCCCTCCACGCCGCCGCTGTGCGGGGTGAGGTAGATCGGTACACCGGCTTGGTTGAACGCGCCAAGCGAGAATTGGGCGACACTGCAAGCCCAGAGGATTTGCGCACCCGGGCTGACGCACTGTACAAGGCGGACCTTGAGAACGTGGTAAAGCAGGCTGATACCCATGATGTGCCTGTAGAGCGCAAGCTGCTGAATGTGGTAGAGGAAACGCCTGAGCAGGCAGGCCAACAAAGCGTTGCTGGCAGGGTGGGCGGCGGTACGGGCGACCCGTTACCAGAAGCGATTGCCCCGGTTGCCAAGTTTGAAACCAACGTAGTGGCGGGCTGGGAGAACAACTTTGTGCCCGGTGGGCGCTTTGCTAAAACAATTGCAGAGTACACTGATGGTACAATCCCTGACCTTAAAGCCCTGAAGGCAAAGGGTGCAGGTATCCACGCCAGCGGTGCAGAAACGCCAGAGACCCGACAGACAGTAATGGCTGTGCAGTCGCTGGCTAAGCGTTTCTTTCCAGACAGCACCATTAGCCTACACTTCGGTGAAGTGCCCTACGCGGGCGGATTTGCCCATGCCAAGATTGGACAAGTTAACGACAAGATGGCGTTGATTCGGGTAGACCCCGAGCTTAAGCCCGACCAGATGATTCGTGCAGCAGTGCATGAGGTCGGTCACTTTGTGTTCAACCGCGAAGTAGGCAAGCTCGGTAGTGATGACCTTGATAAGTTGAAGAGCGCGTACAAGGCGTTCCAAGACGAGGCGCTCGGCCCGAGCATCGACGGCAACAAGGCACGGGCAATGCGCTACAGCATTACTAACGTGGACCAAAACAACCGACGTGAGTTTACAACCAAGCCAACCACCAAGTACGACCTCAGCTTTGACGAGTTTGCAGCAGAGCAGTTTGTTAAGTACGTGGACAAGGACGTGCTTGGGGAGAATAAGTTAGGCCTTACGGCTAGCGTGGTCAATGTCGTTAAGGCTGCCATTGAGAAAGTGCTGATGTTGTTCAAGGCAGCTAAGCGCGAGGGTGTAGGCGTATCGGAAGAGTTTGAAACTTTCTTCGACTCCTTGTTTACGGGCCGGGCCACTAAGGCAGACGGTGGCGTAGAGCTGGCAGAGGGCCCGATGTCAGCAGACCAGATGAGCACACCTGCTAAAGCAGTCAAGAGCGTAGCCGCTATTCAGACTGACCCAGACACAGCCCGCCTTGGGCTGAGCACCCTGCCCGTAGAGACAGATGCTGACCGTGCAAACGTCAAGCAGATGCTGGAGCTACATAAGCGGGCAGAAGCATGGGCAGTTAAGAACCCCAAAGACGCAGAGTACAACAAGCGGGTGAAGAACCTTGCCGACAACAACATATTTAACGTTGCGTCTACGGGTTTGATTATGCTAAAGTCTGAGAGCCCCTTGGTTCGCCTGATTGCCAGCGAGTTGCTAGAGGATGCAAGCGGGGTGCAGAAGGGCCGCAAGGACACTGCTGCTATCTCGAAGTTCCTGACAGAGCGGGCCGTAATGGGTAACGCTATCAACGACGTCCAGACCGCGTATGACTTCTGGAAGAAAGATAAGCAGGGCGCAGGCCTATGGGAAGACATGGTAGGCGGCAAGCACTGGGAAGAGTTTAACAAGCTGGTGGCCTCGGAGATTGAGGCGCGGCGCTTAGCTAAGGGCCCCGTGTCTACAGACGCCAACATCAAGGCTGCGACTGACTCGCTTGAAGCGGGTTACACCCGTGCTGCTACCCAGCAGCGCAAGGCTAAGACACTGGGGTGGGCATCACTGCCTGAGTCCTCAGTAGGCTACATGCCCCACAAGATGAGCCCACGGGCAGTGATGGCTATGACTAACGAGCAGCAGCAGATTTTGCACACTGCCCTGACCGACCAGTTCATTACGGTTGAGGGGTGGGACGCTAGCTTCTCTGACATGTTGGCCTCTAAGTATATGAAGCGCATTCGTGATCGGGCTATGGGTGACTATGGCTCCGTGGTAGGCGGTAACTCCCAAGGCGCTGCTGACATTGTGCAAGACGCCCTGATAGCTATGCACCTAAGTGCTGACGAGATTCGCGCCCACATGGTAAACTATACCAAGGGTGCGGCTAACTTTACTAAGGGCCGCGTAGAGCTAGACCTGAACAAGGTGTACACTACATCGACAGGAACCTTCCGCTTGCTGGACGTCTTTGAGACAAACCAGATCGAGTTGCTGCGTTCCCAAGCGGGTCGCGTAAGCGGCGAGGTGGCGCTGGCTAAGTATGGCGTTTACGGTAAGCCCGGGTTGCAGGTGCTTCGTGACGCTATGCGCTACGGAGAAGACGGTAAGAAGGCGAGTATGCGTGAGATGGAGGCCTTTGACCAGATCGCCGCTGAGTTTATGAACGAGCCATTTGGTAGCCACACGGGCAAGTTCCTTGAGCGGGCTATGGCTGCTAACACCTTGGTGCGCTTGGGTGGCATCGCTTTTAACCAGTTGGCCGAGACAATCAACGGCGTATTCCACGTTGGTGCGGCGCGGGCCCTTGAGTCCGTGACCAGCATCGGGCGGTTGCGTAGCGAGATTAAAGACTTGGCCGCAGGCAAGGCAGTAGACAATCCAATCATCGGCAGCATTGAGCTTGTCGGGGGTGCAGAGTTCGGCACGGACGCCTACAAGTTTGTGATGCCGTTTGACTCGCCTGACCACGCATACCCTACTTACGGGCGGGACACACTGACGTTGACAGATCGCTTGCTGCGAGGTGGCAATCACCTACAGTCTAAGCTGTCGGGTTGGCGTACCATCCACAGCGCCCAGCAGCGGGGCATGGCAGAGCAGATCGTCCACAAGATGATGCGCTATGTCCGTGAGGGTAAGGACGACATTGCCTTGCGTGACTTTGGTATTACTGAAGAAGTGCAGAAGTACCTGAGCGACAACCTAGACAAGGTAGCCACCTTTGACGGTAACCGCTTGGTGCGCTTTGAGGCAGACAAGCTGCCAGAGGGCCCGCTGCGTGAGCAGGTTATACAATCCGTATGGCGGGGTACTCAGCAGATCATCCAAGGCACTTACATTGGGGAGCGGGGTAAGTGGGCGCACGACGGGTTCATGAAGGTGCTGACTCAGTTCCGCTCGTTCAGCCTGACTTCTATGGAGAAGCAGTGGGGACGCCAGCGCAACCAGCGAGGCACCTATGCCGCCTTCGGCATGGCGATGGGTGCTATGAGTATTGCAGCCCCTATCTACGCCGCCCGTGTGTATGCATCCAGCATTGGTCGAGAGGACCAACAAGAGTACCTAGATCGGCAGCTAACCCCACAGAACGTCGCGCGGGCTACGTTGAACTACATTGCGCTAAGCGGTATGGCCGGTGACTTTATTGACTTGATGACGGCGCTCGCGCCAGACTCAGTTAAAGAGGCTACTGGATTTAACCCTATGGGCAGCACTGGCAAGGAAGCAGACCTCGTAGGTAACTACGTTCTGCCTTCAGCCAGCTTGGTAAACGATGGATTTAAGTGGCTACAAAGCCCAACAGATGTAGACGACGTGGCTAAGATATTGCCGATGTCCCGACTACCTTTCTTGGTACCGTTGATGAACGCAGCTAAGGAAGATTAACTTTAACGCCCACTTCGGTGGGCTTCTTTATGGAGCATTATGGCTAAACTAGAACTATTGAGCCGCACACAGTATGACGCCAACGGTGTACAGACTGTGTGGGACTTTAACTTTGCGGGTGGGTATATCCTGCCCGAGCACGTCAAAGCGTACTATGAGATTGGTTCTGTCCGCACCCCGGTGACAGTAAGCCTTATTGGGGCAAACCAAGCGTACATTGTACCTGCTGTACCTGCTGGGGCAGTACTGACCATTTACCGAGACACGCCAAAGAACAGACCGCTTGTTGATTTTGTAGACAGGGGCACGGTGAGTGAAGTGGCATTAGACACGGTGGCTAAGCAAGCTGTGTTTGCAGCAGCCGAGTCTAGCGATAGCGCCACAACGGGTTCTGTAGACGTTGCGGTTGCTGCTGCTGCTAGTGCACAAACTAGTGCGTTAGCAGCAGCCGGGTCAGCCGTCTCTGCCGAGGTTAGCAAAGAGGCAGCAGAGGGCATTCTTGCTTCTATTGTTTCTACCGTAAGCTCTGCCGTAGCCTCGCTATATGCCACGCTAGCTGCTGCGGCGGGGTCTGCCCTAGTTGGTTTTAAACAAATGCTGCCGGGGGCCGTCGCCAGAACCGCGGAAACCAAGCTACGAGAAAGTATAAGCGTACAGGATTTTGGGGCAAAGGGCGACGGCGTTACCGATGACACCGCAGCAATTCAAGCGGCCATCAATGCTTGCTCTGGTAAGGGTTTGCTCTTTCCAATAGGGGCGTACCTAGTTAGCACAAGTTTGACTTTGATAAACGGCATACGTTTGTTAGGCGTTGGTACTTCTACTGGAGTTAGTGCGTCCGCAATCATCGTAAACTCGGCAAACTACAACAACGCGGCTTTTGCTATCTTCACCAACGGTACGGGCGCGTCACTGGACTCTGTAACATTTGAAAACCTCCGCATGTTGGGCGGGGGCTACGGTAACAAGTTCGATCTATCGGCAGGTGCGCGAATCTCCAAGATTAGCTGGAGAGGCTGCACATTCCAAGACAACCGCACTGCCGCCGTAAGTGGCGTAAATGCCGTAAATGGGGCGGGTGGTATCTTTGTATGTGCATGGGAAAACAACCACTTCATTAACGCTGGAAAAGGGTTCTTTTGCTCTGGGGCCGTAAACGCAATCCGCTTCACGGGCAACAGCTTTGACCAGCAACGCGGGCAAGTTCTTCACCTTTCAAGCTCTGCACCTTTGCCAAGTGGCGCAATTACCTTTGAGACAAACCGTATAGAGGCTTTGTACACGCCGGGCTCTCCGGGCGCGGTTCCTTGTATTCAGTTTGATGGCAATGCGTTTGGTGTGCGCATCTTAGGCAACTACTTTGAAAACACATTCACGACTCTGTTGTCTGCGACAAACTGCCGAAACATTGTGTGGGACGAAAACTTCAACACAAATGACTCCGCAACTCCCGCAGCCATAGCAATCAACGATAGCCAGATTTCCTTAAGCGACAACTCTACGCTGGTCGGGGTGGTTGTCGCCTTTACGGGAACGACTTGTCAGATGCCCCGGAATAGCAATAACTTCAGCTATTCATTTGTGGGCGTCTACACCAAAATGACGTTGGCAGACCCAGTTTCTCATTTGGGAAATGGTGGGTTTTCACTTTCTACGTTTCCGGGCGTGTTTGACGCAGTGGTCAACAAACTGAAACAGGTAGCCGTACCTGCAACGAGCAACACCCCGTTCACAGTGCTATCAGTTACAGGTGGGTCATCCGCAGTGCTCGGCAGTCGTTTTTGTGCGGTCATCAAAGCCACGATGCTTCTTGATGCTGTTGATAGTAATGGTGGGGCAAACGTGATTAGCTCCTACGACTACCTTATCACCGTATGGGGCAACGCGGGTGGGCCTATGAACAGTAGCATTGTTTTGCAAGGAGCTACAACGCCTCCGGCAAGCCCTACTTTTTCTGTGACACAGCAAGCAGGGGCTACGGCAACGGCTTTAAATTTAAGGGCAAACCTTGCAACTGCCCCTTACGCATACGCTGGGACCAATTGCAAGCTAACCATTCTCTACTCTATGATTGCAACAGAGAATAACTCCGGAGGTATTACAGTTTCTTAGCGGTCTCCTGCTAACTTACAGTACCTGTACTACTACTTTCCTCTAACCTATGCTAACACACGACACCCTAACAGAGGCCACTAAGGCCGCACCTCCGGTGACAGTAGGTGGCCTCACACTCGTTGGGGTGCCGTTGTCTGACTGGCTCATCATAGCTACCCTTGTGTACACGGTCTTGCAGATCGTGTTCCTCGTAAGGGATAAGCTCTACCGACCATGGAAAGAAAAGAATGGCAGCAAGTGATAAGACACTGGGCCGGCTCCACGAAGCAATCGCTAAGGCGTTTCTGGAGCAGGCTGAAGGTTACACCGAGACTGACGAAAATGGGGCAGAGCGGGTTATTAAGCCTAGCCCTGCCTTGCTTGGCGCAGCAGTGACTTTCCTTAAGAACAACAATATTACGGCAGACGTTGAGGGCAACCAAGCTCTCCGCGACTTGGGCGAGAAGCTCAAGGCCCGTCGTAACAAGACTATCCCGCAGGCATCCTTGGATGCGGCGGCTGAGACATTCTCTGAGCGCTTCGGAGGTACCTTGCAATGAGGGCCCGGGAGAGCCTAGAGCTAGCCGAGCTACGCTGGGAACAGCTTAGCGCTCTCCAAGAGCACTACAGTGAGTTCATCCCGTTCCTAGTGGACGTGATGGATGAGCTGGGCTTTAGCACTACCGAGATACAGAAGGACATTGGGCGCTATATGGCCTATGGCCCACAGTACCTCATGGTGCAAGCCCAGCGTTCTCAGGCTAAAACAACTATTGCAGCAGCCTTTGCTGTGTGGTACCTCATCCACTTCCCACGCGGGCGGGTGCTTGTGGTATCCGCAGGTGGCAACCAAGCCAGTGACATCTCTACGTTGATCGTTCGTTTGATTATGACGATGGACGTGCTAGAGTGTATGCGGCCTGACAAGAGTGCCGGCGACAAGACTTCCTTTGAAGGCTTCGACGTCCACCACAGCTTGAAGGGTACGGATAAATCTACCTCTGTTAACTGTTTCGGTATTGACGCCAACATCCAAGGCTTCCGTGCTGACCTGTTGATCGCTGACGATATTGAGTCTGGTAAGAACTCTGCCACGCCTACCCAACGGGCTAAGCTGCTGCACGTCACAAAGGACTTTACCTCGATTAACCAATCGGGGCGTATCTTATGGCTGGGTACTCCGCAGACGATGGAGTCTATCTACAACAGCCTGCCGGCTCGTGGCGTAATGACTCGCATCTGGCCCGGTCGCTACCCTACAAACGATCAGCTTAAGCACTACGGTAACAACCTAGCACCGCTGATCGTGCAGCGCCTAGAGGCAGACCCGTCCCTAGCTATTGGTGGCGGGTTGCTATCTGACCAAGGTAAGCCAATAGACCCTGTGCTGTTGGATGAGGAAGCTCTGCAAAAGAAAGAGCGTGACCAAGGTACAGCGTACTTCCAGTTACAGCACATGCTGAACACTGCGTTGATGGATGCTATGAAGTTTCCGTTGAAGCCTGAACGCTTAGTCGTTCTAGCTAACACGGGTGGCTCATTCCCATTGGCAGTTGTTCGTGGCATGACTGCTGACAAACTACGTGACTACGCTAGCCATGAGTTCGCCTTCAAGCTCAGCATCCCCCACACCATCAGTGAAGAGGTTGCGCCCCTACAGCAGATCGTTGCTTACATCGACCCTGCCGGTGGTGGTGCTAACGCCGATGAGACTGCCTACGCCATTGGTGGCTTCCTTAACGGGAATGTCTACCTACTAGCCGTGGGCGGTATCCCCGGTGGCTATGAAGAAGACAAGCTGAAGCTGTTGGCTATGCGCCTCAAGGCGTTTAATCCGACAGTCTGTAAGATCGAGAAGAACATGGGCTTCGGTGCGTTCCGGGCGGTGTTCACACCCATCCTGCGCAAAGAGTTGCCGGGTTGCGGTATCGACGATGACATGGTAACCGGGCAGAAAGAGGCCCGCATTATCAATACGCTGGAGCCTGTAATGGGCCGTGGCGCGTTGATCGTGACCGAGCAGGCAGTTACCCACGACACCGAGACTTCGCAGTCCTATGCGCCCAATCTGAGGCTCACGTATTCCTTCTTCTATCAGCTAGCCAAGATCAGTATGGCGCGTAATGCGCTCATCCATGATGACCGGCTGGATGCGGTGGAAGGATTGGTACGCCATTTCACCGAGGCGCTTGCCCTCGACCAAAACAAGCAAATCGCTGCCCTAATGGCCAAGGCTCACGCCGAAGCTATGGCTGACCCACTCGGCTACGGCCGTTATAAAACCCCCACGGCGCGTGGAGCTAGTATGCTCAAACGCCGTAAATGAAAGAACATCATGCGTGTAAACGATCTTCCCTCTGCTGGCCTCTTGTCTAACGGCACTCGCTTGCGTATCGAGGCCTCTAAGGCCATTAGCGCCGTGCAGATCAATGCCGGTATTGCAGCTAACGGTGGTAAGTCCCGCTCTGCCAAGCAGCTTCAAGACTTCTTCACCTTCTGTGCCAACACTATGACGACCTTCTTGGACGTTGTGGTCCCCACTATTGTGGCCCGCTCCATTGCGCCTAGCGCTGCTAGCGAGTTGGTCATCACTGCCTCAGAAGGTTTGAACAAGGCTAACGTCCCCGACGTCGGTGACTTTGTGATTGCCGGTCAGGTTCGCACGATTACTAAGTGTGTGATTGACGGCCCCTTCGTGCGACTTACTGTCAGCGCACCCTTTATTACCGGTGCTGTGACTGTGGCCTATACCCAGTCGGCAACTGTGAGCAAGCGTTTGCAAGACGCGTCTGGTAACCAAGTTGCCAGCTTCACCGCCACTGCGGTTACCAACGGTATCGTGTAA